CTTTGGGGGGTGATGATGGCCGGGGCTGTGCTGATCGTGGGACCTGAGGATACACCCCCCACGCCCACCGGCAGCCCACCACAACCACGTGAGACGCCCTCACATTCAGCCCATGAACCTGAGCCATCCTCACACCAAGCCACGCTCACACCGGGCTGAGCACGACCACTGGATTGTTAAGAGACCTTATTCTTCCAGTGTTACAGCGAGCACGATTGTTACGCAATTGTTAAGATCTCTTACCTTGACAAGGCCTATTCGCAGGGTTCATTCTTCTCTCAGACGAACCGGTGCGAATCGCCGCAAGCAGAGCGAGAGCACCGGGGCCAGTGAGGCCGAGGGAGCCGGGGTGACCGGAGAGCCCAGAGCCAAGAGGCCACCGGGGAGCCGGCCAGAGTCCCTGAACAGGTGAATACACGAACGGACCTCCAACCGAAACCGGTGCGCCTTCTGGCGTGCCGGTCCCGGCGTGTAGGGCCCCGCATGCCGGCTGATGAGGACATGGGGCAGGAGGTTGATCATGAGCGAGGAGATCGTCGTGCTTGTACCAGAGCGAATGAGCACGATCGCAAAGCCCGGCAACTGTGCACGATGTGCACACACGTTCGGGTCGCAGCGGCCCGGCGGCATTCAGCACGAATGCTACGTGCCGCTTCCAGACTCGCAAACCGGTGTAAAAACCGTGGAGTTCTGCAGTTCGTGCTTCTTTGAAGTCACGATCGGCAAGCAGGACTTCTAGCCGAAACCCCTTCGGGGGTCTCCCGGAGTCGCCACCCGGGACTGATGAGGCAGGCGCACACAAGGAGGTTGGACATGAACACGCGACAGATCGCACTGGCACGACTCGCACTGCGGGAAGTGCAGACCATCGCAGGGTCATGCGGGATCTTCACTCAGTACTTCAACGAGATGACTGAAGGCAGTGAACTCGCGAAGATTGAGAAGAAGATGGCGAAGATTCAGGATCAGGCAGATGCACTCAACAACCGGCTTGAGAAACTGCTCAAGCCCTACGAGGAGATTGAGGTTCCAGAGATCTACTAGCCGAAACGGCCTTCGGGCCGTCCACCGGGACTCACCTACCGGTGCTGATGAGGCAGGTGAAAACAGGAGGTTGGACATGGCGAAACGAGAACGCGTTGAGTACCCAAAGTGGTTCAACATGACTAGTGCGCCACGCAAAGAGGCACGGCGGTGCGACATGTGCAAGAAGAGCAGCAAGTCTGTTTATCCGCGTCTCTACGGGGACAGGAAGCACGTACCAGTGCAACGATGCGATGAGTGCCACGACAAGATGATGGAGTACTGGGATCACATCAACAGTCAGTACTAGCCGAAACCCCTTCGGGGGTCTCGCAGACGAGCCCGACTGCGACTGATGAGGCAGGGCACATAGGAGGAGAACATGAAGGACAAGCGCACGCTCGCACTTGAACTGGCAGCACAGGCCGAGCAGGCCTACTTGGTTGCCGTGGAGTTGGCCGACCAAGCCGATGAGGCCCTTGAGGCCGTAATCGGTGATCTGGGAGATGACCAGAAGAGTGAGGCCTACAGGGTCGCTGAGACGGCTGAGGATGGCGTTGACTGCGAGAGCCTTGATCTCAAGGCAACACGCATTGATGCTTGGGCCACCTATCTGGAGGACGTCAAGTGAGCACCCACAAGCCGGGACAGGCACTTTGGGACCGTATCCAGACGCTGCGCGACGAGCATGGCGTGGACGTAATCTACCGGACTTCTCGCGAGGGCGATGCGCCGTACGAGGTTGACCTGCTGCAAGCAGGGCTCACCGTATCGCGCCACACCAACGACGACATGGCGTACGACGCCTATGTTCAGGAGTTCATCCAGAGTCTTGAAAAAGCCTACGCGGGTGGATACTCTTGGGTAGAGCGCCTTGAGATCAAGGTCTCATTCGCTGAGCAGGCACTGGAGGAGGATCAGCAATAGCCGAAACCGGGCACGGCCCGGTCTGCCGGGGATAGTCTCCCGGCACTGACGAGGCAGACCCTCACGAGAACAGGAGAGAACATGTTCACGGAGAACACACTGAAGTACCTGCGCGAAGAGGCCGCTGATCCGGTCGAGGCGCTGCAGGAGTTGATCGATACCGGGCAGGCATGGCGCATGCAGGGATCGGTCGGGCGAGCAGCCGCGTACGCCATCGAGGCAGGGATCTGCATCCTTGGCGAGAGCGGACACACCGACTACTGGGGCAACTACGTGCCGTCCCGGTACGAGGTCAAAGCAGGCACGAAGGGCAGCGTTGAGTACGCAGCCCGCATGCAAGAGATGGAGGTTTAACGTGAAGGAGTTTATCGCAACATACCTGCTCGCCACGGTGGCGGCAGCGGTGGCGTACGCCGTGTATGGCCACCTTGGGCTCTCTGTTCTGGTCCTCTTCGGTACGGTCGGTGCGATCGTTACCGGATGGGTGATCGGCGACGAGATCAAGATGAGGATTGACGAGCGACTGCGCGCTCACTACGCTGAGAAGAGCCAGACCAAGAAGAGCGAAGTCTGGTAGCCGAAACGCCCTTCGGGGCGTCCTCCGGGGATAGTCTCCCGGGGCTGATGAGGCAGACACCTTGAGAACAGGGGAGAACACACATGGAGTATGAACAGGACACAAAGCGCATGAGGCTACTAGCGTTGATTATCTTCGCGGCCTTGATCCTAAGTGGACTAGGGAAGGAGGTGCTCTGATGAGCACAAGGAAGCTGAACGTACCGGCACTGGGGTTTGAGATCGTGGTGATCGGAGCAAGCGACAAGACCAACAAGGCCATCGCTGATGCGCTGGAGAAGAAGGTCGTTGAGGAGGCAGAAGACAATCCGTGCAAGGAGTGTGGCATGCCAGACCTTGATGGGCTCTGGTACACCGGACTATGCGAGATCTGCCACGATGAACTCGTGTCGCGTAGCGTGAAGGCTGCCGTGTACGAGATTCAGAACCCCAAGAAGAAGAGCAAGAAGGGTGGTCAGTCATGAGCGAGGTTAAGTGCTTCGGGTGCGAGAGCACCTTTGACACGGACTCCGGCGACGGTGGCCGCTGGTCTGAACTGCGCAATGCAGAGTATTGCTGGGGCTGCTTTGAGTCGGACATTGAGTCTGCCTCTGTGGTCACGGTGTACAAGCCCGGCAAGGAGGAGGACCGATACCTTATCGGCTCCAACTGGATCGTTGATGGCGAGTACTACGAGGAGCTCCCTCGTGAGCAGTGGGCCCGGTTCAGCCGGACCTACACACGCACGGATGCATGGCGCGGGTACTTCGTGACCACCCTTGAGGGGTGGCACGAGGTGGCCGAAGGCGTGAATCTGTGGGGCGAGGGCTCCAAGATTGACAGCATGGCCGAGAAGATCAAGTACGCGTGGGAGGCAGAACTTCTGCCCTTTGACGTGGCCTTCGTGGTTGACCGCACGAGCAACGTGTTTGCTGCGGGCGTATCAATCTTCGTGCCGCAACACCGGGTCAAGGACTTTGAAGATCTTCTTCTCAGCCTTGATCCGTATGGTTGCAGCAAGTGCGGCATTGCGTACGTCCCGGAGGACTATGTGCCTCCGGTCAAGGTGGGCGATGAACTGATCTGCACAAACTGCGTAGAAGGAGTCGATCCTCATGCAGAGTAAGATCATGGTTGCCCTTATGGCCTACGTGGTGTATCTTTTAGTGGCAATGGCAAGTAGTTTGCAGTAAGGAGGAGAACATGAACTGCATTGATAAGGGACTAGAGCACAATCCACACTGGGAGGACGGCATCTGCATTAGGTGCGGGGTCGACTGCCACTTTGAGCCGGTGGTATTCACCGGTTCAGCGCACGGCTGCCACTACCAGATCCGGGACACCGGGATGGGGCAGCCAATGCGTTATGAAGTCGTTAATCCGGAGACTCGTGAGTCGGCCGTTGGCTACGTCTCGTCATATGGCGACGCGTTCAAGGCCATCGACCGCTTCGCGAGGATCCAGTAGTGAGGACGCAGGGGGATTCGCCCCCGGCGATATACCCAAACAGGACCTGCGACCTGAGGTCGGAGCTTTACGCATTGTGGAGCACCACGAGCAAGGAGCTCCGTGATAAGGGGCACTTCGTGCCGTACCTCACGCGCAACCCGGAGATGGAGACCGACCTAGTCGGCGACTGTCTCGCATGCGAGGGCCTCGTCGCAATTGACGTGCAGGATGGCCGGGCCTATGGCTCGATCCTCCGCATTGCGTGCGGCGACCCCTATATCCCGGCCGAGCGGGGAGGCGACGATGAAGATCTTGAAGTCTGAACTGGAGGCTCTACGCAGGCACGAGGCCAACGCGATTGCCTACGAGCAGACCGTCAAGGAGATCATCAAGACGATCCGCTCAGTCGAGGGTGACATCCATGGCGATGACCCGGAGAAGGCAGCGTGGGCCGAGGGATGGGTCGCGTGTGCTGTTGCGATGGCGCAGGGGTTGAAGCAAGCGAAAACAGGCCCGGTCAGGGCCTTGTCGGATGAGGTCTTTCCGTTCTAGTATTCACCCACAGGGTCGTTCTCCCCTGTACGAAGGCCCCAGGTCGTATGACCTGGGGCCTTTTTATTTGTCATCCTCGATGAGGTTGACTGCGTCTCCCATGGTGAGCTCCTTGCGGTTCACCGTCCTCCTCAGATACTCCGGAGGGTGGATTCCATGGTCCCTGTAATAGGCCCATAGCCCCTTGCCTCCCGGAGCGAGGTAGCCTAAACGCTCTGCGTCTCCTCGGAAGAAGAGGTCTGCGTCGTCGCAATCTCGAAGGCCTCGGCCAGGACCTCGACCATCTCCTCGCTCAGTGCTTGCTGCATGCTGATGAAGATCGTGCCGCACTTCCAGTTTAGGCACTCGTGCCTCCGGTATACTACGCCGTCCACCGTCACCGGAGTCCGGTGTCTCCGGTAATCTAGGCCGCCGCACGCGGGGCACTTCATTTCATCAACGCCATCGCCACCGCAAACAGGACCAACGCGGTCACCTGTCCGCAGAAGAAGATGACGAGGTCGTGGTTTCTCCGGGCCCATGAGGAAACCGGGGAGCTAGTCTTCACTGGGTTGATAGGCACTTTCCCCTCCATTCTTCAGGTATGCCAGCTTGACCTCGGCCACCGCTTCGGCAGTCGCAATCCGCTCAGCGTATTCAGCTTCGACCATCTTCTGCGCGACCCATCGGTCAGTCTTGGCAGTGACTAGTCGCAGAAACTCCTGCGCTGCTTCTTGCCTGATCTTCCCGGCATCGACTGCAGACTGAATGTACTCTGCTCCAAGCTTGTTAATCATTTCGCAGCCTGGCAGGTTCGGTGCTGCCACACCATGAGGTCACGGCGAGGGCCATACGATATCGACTGCACCCGCCACGCCTGATTCAATCCATCGATCTCCTTCGCACACAGCGAGCAGATCGCGCCCTTCCACCTTGTCTGTAATCTTGGCCCTCCAGAGCCCTTCTGTGTCTTTACGGCTGCCATTATGCCGCCTCTCTCGCTGCTCTCAAGGTCACCGCAAGCCAGCGGTCCCCGCTCTCAGCGTACTTCTCCCCGATGCCATTCGGGTACGCCGCAAAGATCTCGCGGATAGCTTCCTCGCTCCATCCGTAGCGGATCATCCAGAGGCACGCCTTGAAGGCGGCCTCAGAGCGTGCCCCTTTAGGCGCGCCCTCCTTGACAATTTGCTGCAGCCAATCCGGAAGCTTGACGAACGAGGCCACGTCCGTGACCACCGCCCTTGGCTTTTTGACCACAACCTCCTCGACCGGGAAGTCTCCAGGCCTGTATCGCCGGGCATCATCGAACCTGAGCAGCCGTACCGGAGCAGGCGTGCCCTTGTAGTTCGTGGTCCCCGGTACTCGCAGCACCCTTGAAGCGTCAGACACTGCGTCGCCACCGACCGCTCGTGCGATGACCTTCATCGATGACTGGGCCTGTGCCATCTCGACCGGCTCGCTCAGGAACCAGTACGCATGGAACCCATGCCCGGAGTCAACGATTGCAGAGGCCGGGATCTCAAACATGTTCAGGCTCGTAGCTGCCTCAGTCTTCGAAGCGAAGTTCTTGGCATCAACGTCTGCCCAGATCACGTTCGTGCTAGGCGCAGCATCTGCTGCCGTGCCCCTTTGCCGGACCCTTGGAACCACGCCGTAGTACACATCCCACCCCTCGACCATGAAGGTCAGGCAGTCAGCTTCAGCACGGACAATCCCGAGGCCATCGCGCAAAGGGTAGAACCTCTGCGTGATTACCTTGCGGTCTCCGTCCGGCCGCATCAGGCGCAGCTCTCCATACATCTCGGACCTCCCCCAGATCGACTCCAAAAACGAGCTCACGCCTCAACAAGCTCTCGCTGCTGCACGAGGTTCTCGATTGGCATGAGCGACTCTTGCGGGACAAAGAAGGCCGAAGGCCTGTCACCGTATGATTCAGCCCACGCTTCCTGCTTCGCGTCGCCACCACGGATGAAGCCGACCACCTCGAAGGATGGGGCCACCCCGGTCACAAGCACGAAGATGCTGTCGTCCTCGTCGTTCGGCCTGACGATCAGGTCGTACGTGCTCTTGCTCCTGGTCCTTACTTGGATCGTGCCGACGTCCGGCTTCTTAAAGGTGTTGACCGATCCATCCCAGTACATGCCGAGAAGTTTAGCCACGACCATCTCGCCGCAAGCCCCCTCGATATGCTTGGTCCACCCGTCCTCACCATTGAATCCATGGGCATCCTGAAGATTCTTTCGGAGAGACTCCGTCTGTCGTCGTACTCCGACGTTGACTGCGAGCTCAAGCTCGTACCAACTGAGGTCAACCCTGACCCCCATCAGAATGGTACCGCCGCGCTACCGTCAGCCTTGAGCCACTCAACAATGCCAACCCGGCTGGCCACGATGTTGTGGTAGGCCTTGCCCTGGTACTCACGCACCGAGGTGTAGCCTTCGACTGCGACCTTCGCGCCCTTGTAGATGGCCTCAAGGATCACCGGCTGAAGGGCCTCTTTGAACACGGCGACGTCGTACCAGATTGGATCTGGACCCTTATCGCCCTTGCTCTCTGGGTACCCTGTCTGCACTGCGAGACGGAAGGTTACGATCTTACCCTTCTGGGTATCCTTCGTCTCCGGCGTTCCACCGACTGCTCCTACTGTTGCCAAGAACGTTCCTTTGCTAGGCATTTTCTTTTCCTCCTACGCTATCGATAAATTCTCCGAGCTCGAGCGCAATGTACGCTCGCTTCGGCTTACCCGGTCCGTCTGCACTGACGAAGACGACACCGCGCTGTTGACCCGCCACCGGAGTGAGCGAGTTGAGAAGGCTCCAAACCTTCTCACTAAAGTTCGATGGCCCAGACTTTACCTGGATCACGATCCACTCGTCGTGCTTTCCACCGTCGACCTTGCTCCCGAACATCCCAGTCCGGCTGATGCCGAGCTGCTTGCATGCCCAGAGCTCAAGCGCGTTGCCACGCTTGCGATTGTTGCGCCCCCTCCGGGAGGCAGCAGCATCCTTCATAGGCTCCTCCTGTCCCTGAGGAAGACCGGGGTGTTCGGCCCGACCCAACCGCCTGTGACGTTGAACTCCATGTACTCCACCGCGTCAAGGTAGATCTGCTCTGGTTCGATCTCTCTCTGCTCGAACTCAGCGTCCTTCCTAAACATGGTGATCAGGATGTCAAGACACTTGTCGTAGTCGTAGATCGCCACAGCGTGGCTGAAGTGCGTGCCAAACCCAATGAACGCTTTCTCGAATCCATCGGCCATGAGCGCGCTGTCCTGAGCGTACTCAGGGACGTCCATCTCCTCGTTGTGTGCGACGATTGCCATGTCTTTCATCTTTCCCATGAGTGCCTCCTACTCAATGACCTCAATCGATACCTTCTGGAGGCCGAGGCTGAGGTCAACCCCGAGCTCCTTGAACAGAGCCGGCGCAAGATCCACGATGCGGTTCTTGGCCGGGCACTCACACCAGTCTACCACAAGGGCGACCACACTGCGACCGGTCTTGAGGTTGGTGATCCTGATTGGGTATGGGTTCATTCCGTATCGGAAGTTCTTTACCGCTCGCAGGGCTGGCCCTGCTGCCGCGTAGTACTTCACCCCGGCCCTGCTGTACCAAGTGCTCTGTCCGCTACGCTTGGCGTCGAACCATGATGCAACCCCAACGATCACGTTGGATGGCTTTGCCTCCGGCTCCGGCTCCGGGCTCGGGGATGGTGTTACCTGTACAGACACCGGGGTCATCAAGCCTTCGGACTTGCCGATGCCGTACCCGCTGAAGAACGATGCGATCACACACATCGATGTCACGAATGCGATATAGATCCTCATGAAACTGCCTCCTTAACTGCATTGTACGGAGGGAATGTCATGGTGGTAAAGTCGAACTCGACCTTCACCAACCCGACAGGACCCTGCCGATTCTTGAGAACCTCGATATCCATTTCCCTGGTACCGAGCTCCCTCTTCAACCCGATGACGATGTCAGCGTCCTGCTCGATGGCCCCGGACTCCCGGAGGTCGTGCAGTTTCGGGTGTTGATCGTCTCGAAGTTCAACCGCACGGTTGAGCTGAGACAGCACGAGCACAGGGCAGTCGAACTCTCGGCCAAGGGCCTTGACGTTTCGGCTAATCCTTGTGACGCGCTGGACCTCAGAGTCCGTGCCGTCGTCCTTCAAGATCTGCATGTAGTCGATGATGATGCCACCGATGCCGCCAGCCAAGCTGCGTAGTTTGGCAGCCGCAGCGCGCACCGAACCGGTGGTTGCGTGAGGGTCGTCGAGGTACCAGATCCTCATGGTCTCTCTCTTTGCAAGAACCTCGATGGCAACCTTCTGCTCGTCCCCATTGAGCTGCCCACGAATCACCTTCGACGCATCGAGGTGGCCAAGCCGTGCAACAGCACGGTCCAAAAGCTGAGGCACGGTCATCTCGATCGAGACAAAGAGGATCGGATGCTGGCTTTGCTCAGCCCAGTTGTCGGCCACGTTATCGGCCAGCGCACTCTTGCCGACAGATGGACGAGCAGCCACAACGATCATCTCCCCGCCATGAGCAGGGGTAAGCAGCCTATCCAGCCCTCCGATATTGTAGGAGAGCCCATTGATGCCGGACATCCTTGCGACCTGGACGTCCTTGTACATCTCGACTGCACTGTGCGGGGACAGAAGTGATCCGTCCTCCGCGTTCGACATGATCGAGGTGGTGGCCTGTGACAGGGCAGTCAGAAGGTCCTGCCTGGACTCCTCCCGGTGCGCCTTGTCGATCAACTTCTCGAGCGCAACGATGAGGCGACGACGGAATCCGTCTCGCCGCACGATCTCTGCGTACTCTTCGGCTGGTGCCCGGTGGCCTTGAGTCATCTGGGTCAGGAGGGCGTTGAGGCCGACGCCATCCTGACCCATGGAGGCAATGTCTACCGACTTGCGCTCCTGCGATAAACGTACCATCGCGCTATATGCGCGGCGATACTCTGGCACATAGAAGTCCTCTGCCGTCAGCTTGTCGCTGACGAGCGGTATCTGAGCCGGGTCAAGGAGTAGCCGGGTCAGGAGGCCAGCCTCGGCCCCCTGGTTAAACGGCAACTGCTCCATCAGCCGACCTTGGCCGTATCAGATGCGAGTTGGAACCGCGTGCCCTTCGTCTTCAGCTCTTCAAGGATGACGTCAACGTGCTGGTAGGTCAGACCCTCGCTTGAAGGAGTCCCTGCTACCAGCGCAAACAGCGCCTTGATCTGCTCTTCGCCAAGGCCCTGCTTCTTTGCCTCGGCAAACACCATGCGCTTCATGGCGTCAGTGGCGAGCTTGCCAGTAGAGGAGGCAGCCTTGGCCTCCCCCTGTGCCTGCTTCACTGCGACCTCCTCCTTGGAGGCGATGCCACGGTGCGCTGCGATGCCAAGACCGAGAGAGAGCGCACGGCCTACCGCTGAGGTGGCTGCGTTCTCAAGCTCCGACCCCCTTGTAAACCCGGTCTTGCCCGGGATCTCAAGCGAGCTGTAGTCCACTCCTGGCTTTGGGTCCTGAGGGTTGCGGTACGCATACGCGCGCACCACCACAAGCTTGTCCGAGAGCGATGCGATCTCCGTCTGGATGCTGCCCTCCGGGTATCGCTTGAAGAACTCTGCCACCCGGTCCTTGACCTCGATGTAATTACTGAGTCGATCGTCTGCCATGTTCATGCCTCCTTGTCTTCGTCCCAGCACTTCGTCTGGAACTGGCAATATCCGCAGAGCCAGTTGCGCTGCAGCTTACCCTTCTTAACCTCCGGCTTGAGCCGCTCTGGCAAGGTGCCAGAAGACTGGTGCGACTCCAACCGATTGATGCGGGAGATCAGGTCAGCGTCGCCCTCGGCAGTCCACTCGACCGGGTACTCCTCCATCATCATATCATCCTTCGAGACATAGATGATTCGGGCCTTGGTAAGGTCCGAACCAAGTGGCTCGATGGCGTGCTCTTGCGGCGTTCCTTCGTTGACGATGCCGCCGTAGTAGCGCAGTGCATGCAAGTACGCACGCACCTGGCCAACGTGCTCTTCCTTGGGAAGCTCTTTATACTTGAACGCGTAGCTGTTGATTGTCTTGAACTCGAGCACCTCGTACGAGCGATCGTGGTGCTGCACAAGCATGTCAACAGATCCGACAAGCTTGATGTCGGCTGCGTTGACCTTGACCTCGTCCCACGCCTGGGCCACGTAGGTATTCGAGTGCTTCAACGCACCCTGGATGAAGTCGTGCATGATCTGCCCGACCTCAAGGATGCGATAGCTCCGGTCATCCCGGTCATCGGTTGGGGTGGTGCCTCGCACTTCGTAGATGGTCTTGCGGTCGCATCCGTACAGGCCGGATGGGTGCCACATGCCATCGGGCTGACGGGGCTTGGCCGTAGCCCTGATGTATTCGTTCAGGGCCTGAGCAACAGTAAACGTCATTTGGCCTCCGTTCTCCTAGCAGCAGCGCTGCCTAGGTAAGGAGTCTACGCCCTGCCTGACAGGCTGTCAAGCGCCAAAAGAAAAAGCCCCTGGCACAAAGGCCAGGGGCTGGGGCTCAGCCCCGCTTAGATATCGAACTGCTTCTCTTCGGCAGCCTTATCCTCAGGCGTCTTCTCCTTGATCCCGAACTGCGTGTTCTTCGGATCGAGGAACTTGATCAGGATCTGGAGACCAGATGCAAGACCAGCCGAGAGAATGGTTCGGAAGTCACCGCCACTGATATCCAGGAGCGGGATGCCGAGACCAAGGGCGACTGAGATCGAGACAGTGATGAACGTGCGGCCGAACTCAATGAGTGCCTCGTCAACACCAGTGTTGTCGATGACCCAACGAATGCCTGCCTTAAGATCTGAGTACATTGTTTCTCCTATTTGTATTCGACAATGACAACATGCTTGTGCGGGGCCCCATTGTCCTTGCCGGCAACGCGCTTGGAGTCAGCAATCTGCTTGAGCTGATCCTCGGTTACCTTCACGCCGAACTTCTCCTTGCCCTTACCAGAACGTGTTGGGCAGGCCCATTGCCACCCGTCTACAGCATCCCACCCTGCCGCAGTCATGTGGCCGTAGCCTTCCTTAATGTGCTTCGGCCCCTTAGTCTGCCAGTACTTCTGCCACTTCTTGTGCCATTCACTGATCTCGACATCGGGATACCCGACAGCCTGCTGGACCCAAATAATGAGTCCTGCTCCACGGTGCGCTGAGAGAACGACATCGTCCCATGACTTCGCATACCGGGCGGTTCCACCAAGGACCTTGACAGTCTTGATGAGTTGGCCCAGTGATGACCCGTTGTCGCTCACTCCCTCCTTGTCAACTATGCCTGTGGCTTTAGTCTTCGCCTTGATGCCGTCTCCGGCACTCGGGTCGATGAGGTACTTCGCCGCCCAGGCCAAGGCAGCCGACGCAGAACTCGGGCCGCAATCGTCTAAGATGCCGCCCTTTTCTACGTGATCGAGCTGACTCTTCACCTTGAATTTCATTTATTCCCTCCAACGCATTGGTCCCGTGACCAGCCAAGAGATCGTCAGTAAAACGAAAAGAGTTCCCATTACGGTCTGAGTCTGGCCTTCGGGGAGAACTACTACCGCGAACAAAAGTCCGAGAATTGTCCATGCTCCTCCGATGAGATCGTTTACGATGTTCTTAATCAAGACTTGTTCCCCTTTCTACTAGAAGAGCTGGATGAAGATGACGGTCCCCCTACTGGACCCCCTCCTCCTGTGCCACCGGCCCTCGCCATTGCTGCAGATACCGCAGCGCTTGCGACTTGGCTAATGACCACCGCAACCGCGACAGGTTGCGCCTCCTCTTTCTCCTCGGGGTCTAAGTCCTTTCCGATTTCTCCAATGTTTAATATCGCTTCAAATGATGCGCCGAATACTTCGGCAACTTGTTCGGCAGCCTCTCCAAATGCTTCCGCAATTTCCTCAACCGCTTCCTCTACACCTAGCAGTTCGTCAGTTGGCTCAGGAGAAGGCTCAACGCTAGGCTCAGGCTCAGGGCTAGGCTCGTCAGTAGGATCAGGACTCGGCTCAGGTTCCTCTGAAGGCTCTGGCTCGGGCGTCTCTTCGGGCTCGGGAGTCGGCTCTGGTTCTTCACTTGGCTCCGGCTCTGGCTCTACCGAGGGCTCAGGCTCTGGAGTCGGTTCAGGAGTTGGATCAGGAGTTGGCTCTGGCGTAGGCTCCGGAGTTGGCTCAGGCGTCGGCGAAGGTTCCGGCGTCGGCGTCGGTTCGGGCGTAGGCTCTGGCGTTGGGCTCGGCTCTGGAGATGGATCAACAGATGGCTCCGGCGTTGGCGTCGGTGTAGGATCCGGCGTCGGGCTTGGTGTTGGCGCTGGGCCTACTACCCAGGTTGTGTTTGTGATCTGAAGAAAGCCAGCCCCGCAGCACGAGTCCGTGCTCATAATCCGGAATCCGAACAGGCCGCCAGCCGCGATGTAGACGATCTGGCTGCCGCTCTGTTGCAGCGGGTTGTAGCCAGCCTGATCCCAGATCGCGAGGTCAGTCCAGCTCTCATCGAGCAGCATCTGTGCGCGATCGTAGAAGGCACCATCAGTCGTCCAGTACGCCCAGTCAAAGGTGACCGTCTCGCCAATGGACGAATCAGTCGTCAAGCCGGTCACCGTGTTCTGCCACGGGTACTCAGGACCAGCATTATTGCTGCCCTCAATCAGGATTGATCCATCGGTCAGCGTGATTGTGCCGTTGGAGTCAACCTGCTGGTCCCACTGGTCTGTGCTGTCTAGGGCATACGCCTGAGCTGGCAGTGCCAGCAGGAGGAGGATGATGATATAGCGCACGTAGCCCTCCGGCTAAACGAGCGCTGCTACCTCCATCACTGCAGCGCTTAGGTCTTCGACCACTAGTGTTGAGTGGTAACGTAGCCACTTGGGGGCATTCTCTTTGGAGATCCCCCAGACCACGATTGGAATATTCTTTTCCCACGCGAAGTACACTTCCATTGCAGTCCCCCACCCCGGGACTCGTCCGTCAACAAGGAGCGCATCGCACTTGGCGATTAGGCTTTTGTCAACGTTTACAACGGAGCTGTCGCTCTCGTCTACTTCGTAATGATGTGGATCAACGGCAGAGCAATTAGTAAAGTCGGACAGCCTGGCAGAAGCCTCTGCTCTCCACTCCATCGCATGGTCTGAGTCGACCAGCTCCATTGCCCCTGCAAGATAGACCTGCGGACTACTCACAGTCCACCTCTTCTATAAGGCGCTCAGACTCTGGTTCTGTTTCATCAGAAAGTGGAAGCCCCCACAGCCCACGGTGAAGCGCCAGGGCAATCATTGCATAGTTGGCAATGTCCTTGAGCGCGTCCTCAAAGGTGTCTGTTGCCTCTCGGTCTATAATCGGATTGAGGACAACCTGCCCGTTTACGACGTTCCCTTGGAGGGACTGACGCACACGTGCGACCTTATCGTCAGCTAATCTATTAACGACGCCGTAGATCCCTTGGTTCCTGATATTCTCTGGGCCATACTTTCGCTGGCGCTCCACGAGAAGATCAAACGTTTCATCAAAGATCTGTGCAAATGCCTGCTGAAACGTTGCTGGTCTCATCGGTGCTTGTTCCTGATGAGTGGCTTGAGATGCTCGTAAACGTCGCGAAGAACAAGTACGTCTGCTTCGCAATGCTCGCCGACCTTGTCCAACGCGGTCAGGTCCCCGGCCATAGCCAAGTTCCATGTGTCAAAATCTAGTGGCGTCTTGGAGTTTCCGGTATTGAAGAACTCCTGAACCCCGGCAAGTCGGCTAGTGCCGATCCTTGCGGAAGATCCCTTGGAGTAGTACATCAGGTCGACGTGAACTCGGTCGCCACGAAGGATTGGCTTTCCTCCCTTAAGGAGGCGGGCATTCATGAACGGACAGTCAAATAGTTTTCCGTTCCAGGACACCCACTCGCCGTCATACTTCTCGAGCTCCCGTGCGTACGCGTCGACCAGCACGCTGTCGTCGATCAGCGTCTTGCCAGGATAGTCCTTGAGTGAGAAATTCTTGACGTTGCCCCATGAGTCCGCGATCGAACCCCACAGCATGCGTCCCACGTGGGCCTTGAGGCCGGTGGTTTCGATGTCAAAGAAGGCGACTCTTGGCCCAACGTAGCGGTCCTTCGGCACCTCAGCGAGGCTAAAGTTCTGCTCGTCCTGAGATACGACCCGGGCCTTCTCCCCCGATTCGATCTGAGCCTTGATCCTTCGTAGCCTGTTCCTAATCTGGTCTTCAGAGAATGGCCACCCAAGCTTTTCAGTGAGGATTGAGGCAAGCTTGGAGGCTGGTGCCCCCTCGTTTGCGGACTCCGTCGCCAAAAGCGCCCGGTCCATATCGTTTGTCCAAAGCATTTTGTACTCCCTAAGTTAGGGAAGCATAAAGCTTCCTAAACAATAGGGGTTAAAAGCGCCGCCTTTTGAACAATTGTTTCAATGACCGCTTAGGCCAGGCGGCGGTTAGATCCCGTTTGCCGCGATCACGTGAACGAACACGCCGGTGGCATCGGTGCCTGAGGGATTGACCACCCTCACGTCTACCGTCGTAGTAGTCCTGGCCTCGACAATGGCATATAGCTGGTTGGTCGCAGCCGCGTCAGCCAATACTCCGGCGACAACGATGTAGGTTGCGTTTGCCATGGTCTCGCTCAAGCTTATCGTTTGCGTTTCCGACGTGGCTGTCGTGACCGTGCCGAAGCTTGCGGTTCCGGAGCTGATCCCGGACAGAAGGGAGGTGGCCACCGATCCGGTAATTTTTGACCCAGCAACGTCCGAGATCTTGGCGTCAGTGACGGCTGCGTTCTGGATTTTAGTATTAGTCACGGCATCAGTTGCCAGCTTGGCTGCGGTGATTGAGCCATCGGTAACAGATGTTCCGGACACGGAGCCATCCTCAACGAACCCGATTGGGTTTACGTTCCCTGCCCCGGTATCAACAAGCTCGTAGGATGTGGCGTTATGGTTGTCGAGTACGGCCCATGGGCCTCTCCTCAACATTCTAAACTGATCGTCGATCGGCTGTTCTGCCATTATGATCCCGGCTTTGGCGACAATAGTAACTGCACCTTTTCCGTCCCCCTCTTCAGCACTACCCTTGTCCCAACGACAAGGTAGTATGCATTGATGCTTGTAATGCCGTAATCGATATCAAGCTTGATTGTGTCGGACAAGTTGAACGAGGACCCAGTGGTGTTTGGCGGTTGAAGCGTGCCCGGGTGGATAGCAACCGCAATTGCCGGATCTGTCCTGACCGCCCTGGCCAGGCGAAGCTTCGACACCCTGTCCAGCTCGTCGCCGTCCCTCACATAGGACAGGTAGATGGACTCCTGCCTTCTCCCGTATGTCGTAACGCCAGACCCGGATGTCTGGGTCGTCCTTAGGCTGACGTTATTTGGCTGGCTTCCGACAGCAAGGATCTCATTCCTATAGTCAATTGGCGTTGCAATATCGGAGAACGCCTGGATGTGTTCGTCCCCCCACCGGAGTATCACGTCGTTCCTCTGTACCCCACGGTTCTTCCAGAAGTTGAATGTCCCTGACGGGGTGATCTCGAATACAACAGTGTTGGTTGTATCGCTCATTGAAAACGCAGCGAGCTCCCTCATCGAGAATAAGATTCTCTTGTAGTACAGCTTGTAGCTTGGCAGCACCAAGGCAGTCGCTCCGGAAGAAACTGTTACCGGAGCCTCGATAGTCCCAGTCGTTGTCCACCTTAGGTTTGAGTTGGCAAGACCCATTCGAGCTCGGTCCCAAAGCGCATCGACAATAACGTCTACCTGCGAGGAGGTAAATGATTGGTCCCAATCTGAATGCATCCAGAACAATCCGGACTCGTAGCCGTAGCAATAAAAGATTACGTCGTCAGCATTGGCGTCGTGCTCCATAAGCCAACCGCCCCAAACAAGGTCGGAGTTTCGGTAGATCCTGACGTGCGCCTTGCCCTCGTACCCGCGAAGCAACGTAATCTTTTCGTCTTCCTGGTTAACTGTGAAGAACGCCTCTGGAACGTCATTGAGGTATCTACCCCATCCAAGGTTCTTAGCGTTCTCGAACTCAACGAGAAGGTCGCCGACTCCATAGCTTGTAGTGTCAGCGAATTTGAATACCTGAACCCGATACGTCGGGATGCTCACAGGCTAAAGGCCCTGCTCCAAGACAAGGAGAACGATGAGACATTGGAGGTGTTTGCCGCAGCAAGTGTCATCCCGCTTTCCGGCATCATCTCCCAGAACTCACCGGACACGTAGATGCTTGGGGTCTCGGTTGTACCGACGCTTACCTTTTTGTTGGCGAAGTCAACCGTCACAACCTCACTGTTGCTTCTGGCAGACAGGTTCAGCGTGAGCGTCTTGGTGCCAAGGGATGACGTCAGGGAGATTGAGTATGTTGCGCTTCCAGCCCCGCCCATGTTGAGCGTCAGCGTAGGCCAGGACCGGTAGGTCGCAAGGCTGTTGTCAATAGATCCAGTTGCCGCCTTCGTTGTGGCCGTGCTCAGATACCTACGAGGGTCGGATACGACCAACTCGATCGTGAACGGCGAGACAGTCCCGGTGAACTGGCTGACGGTCGGGGTAGGGATCGTCCTTGGCCTTGCAAGATATTTGCAAGAGATGAGCCCAGATGGGTAATTGAGGTAGTCGTCGGTTGGCGTTGAGAACAGCACGTTTACCAACGAGGTGGCAGTAGGGTAGGTAATCGTCCCGGGGTCAAGGTATTCTGCCATGGAGCTTATCTTATCGTAAAGGCTCCCCATCGTCTTGGCCCTGATCATCCCATCGATTCGGATTAGGAAGTTTAACTTCCTTGATCCGTACATCTCCAGGCCATCGCGAAACTGACGTGCCTCGGTAAGAGTATCTACGGCAGTCGAGACAGCAATTGAGTTGACCTCATAGGTATTGTCATGATCATCGTCCGGGCTGTTAAGGACAAGGCCGTTAATCGTAATCGGCAGCCTCTTCCCATCGTTGTCGAAGATCCCAATCATCCCTGTCGCCCCGGAACAGGCTTCTGCCACGTCTTGCGCTCAGCCTTGAGTCGACGGGCCTCGGTCTCTGCTTCGTTGATCATCTGTAGCATCTCGTTGATCGAGATGTTCTGGGTCTGGTTTCTGCTCAGCCAGGCCGTGAACCGCTGCCGGTCTCCGGCAAGACGACGGTACGCCTCTGCCCTCGCGTATGCAAGGACAAGCTGGACTAGATCGTCCGGGATTAGGTGTGTTGTCGTATCGTATTTCGTGTATGCCAAAAGGCGCAGGATGCCGCCCTGGTCGACAACGATCGGGGCAACGTGAAGCTGGGCGGTCCCGTTATCAACATCCCCAACGAGTTCCCACGCGGCACCGTCGAGGGCCCCGTACTCATCGCCACCAGAGGTGTACCATTCGCATCGAGCGACATGGTGGATATTTGAAGGAAGGCTGTAGTGGTATGTATCGGCAACCAGGGTCACCGTCTTTGAGGTTGGGCTGTACTGATAGCTGTGGCGCGGCCACAGTCGAGCAACTGACCAGCGAACGAGGTCGTCAAGCTCAGCAGTAGACCACGTCTCGGCGTTCGTGTCGCGAACGGCGATCGCAAGATATTCCCTCAGTGTTGCAAGGTCATTTGCCATATATTCTCCAATCGGATCCCCCGGGGGCCGAAGCCCCCGGGTTCACCACTCCTAGCTTAAACCGCTAGTGCCGTCAGGTCGCCAGGGACTCCACCGATCGCAAAAGCGTATACGGTTGGAGCTCCGGTAACCCAAGTCGTGCCGGTCGTATCAGTCGTCTTGCGACCAATTCGGACAGCAGTCGGACCCTCGAAGGGACCGCACTTAAATACAGCGGCTCCGGATGGCTCAACACCAGCGGCGTTCAACGCGCCACCGGCCAGGGCCGTACCGGTCGAATCGTCAGAAGCGACAGCGAGCACATCGGTGGCAGCGGACCAGGTCACGCCACCATCCTTGCTGTACTCGACAACGTCGATCCCGGCCGTTCCAGCCGTACCATCGTTTACCTGAACGATGACCAATCGATCAACACCCGTGACATCATATGCCTGGGTATTGTCCGTCGTGCCATCGAGATCATCCGCAGTGGCAAGAACTTCGTTCTTGCTTACTGCAGCTCGAATGCTTCTTCGTGCTACCATTTTATAGTCCTTTCAGTATTACAGCGAAGTTGCTGCAGACTCTACTCGATAGTAGTAGCTGTTCGACAGCACGGCGCAACCGAAGTTGACCTTGAAGCCGATCAGCTCTTCCTGTCCGAGCGGATCCTGGTGATCCCCGCCTGGGGCCACGTAATACGTCTTGAGCGTCTGAAGCTCACCCGCGCCCCAGCCCTTGATGTTTCCGAGGGCGATGCCCGCGTGAACCGTCGTGGTGCTGGCGAAGGTTGCCGTGTTGACAACTTCCATAATGCGGAAGCCTTCCATGCGGCCAAGCTCACCACGGAGGAGGGTCTCCGGCGTGGCGTACTTGTTCACATCGATGAACGCACCCGTATTGGTGTCGTTGCGGAGATCGAAGCCCTGCTCAGGCGAGATCCACAATCGGTAGTATCCGTCCCCGAAGGTTGGGATGCTGTTCTTGTACATCGTCGCGCGAAGCTTGCGGAGGTCCGCAGCCTTGAGCTTGGCCGTTGACGAGAGGCCAGCACGAGTCGTGTTGGCATCGCCGTTTGATTCAGTTGCGTAGAAAGCGGTACCACCGGCGGCCACGATATCTCGGGTGATCTTATCGATCGCCTGAGCCGCGACGCGCGAGAGGCGCTCCGAAGCAATTGAAGTAATCTCAAGCGGGCTCTTTACCTTGGCAATATCGGTGATCGAAATAAGATCGCCGTACTGTTCCGTGGAGACTGAGACCGTCGAGATCGACATGCTGCGCTTGTCTGGGCGAGTACCCTCGGTAAGAGGGGTCGTCGTTCCGGAGAAGCTAAGGTCAGGAACGCTCACGAACTTGAGCGTGTCGAACCCTGGCATGAAGTCACCCTGCTCTGCGTAAGCCTGGTCAGCGAAGACCAGCTCTGCGCGCAGGTTCTCAAGGACCTTCTTCTGGACCTTGAACGTAATCGCTGCACTTAGTGCAGACGAAGCGAACTGTGCATCTGTCATTTTATTCCCTACGTTGGGAGGTTGCCCTCCCGCCTAATCCTCAGCGCTTGCCAAAGGTCTTCAAGATCCTATCGGCGATATCTTCGGTGAGTGTCGTACCGTCTGGCATGACTACACCTCCGAAATCACGGCGCGGAGGGTTGATTGGATTTACGTCCGGGACTTCAGTTTCCTCCTGCTTAGCAGGAGTCTGGGCCTTCGCGATAGCAGCTCGGATTTCCCGAATTGTTTCCAACTGGGTCTTTGTGCTATCGGCCTGAAGAAGCTTTTCAAACACTGGCATCTCGTCCGGGTAATCCCGGCTGAGCTTTAGAAGCTCATTCTCTCGAGACAGCTTGTCAAGCTGTTCAGACAATTCCTTCTGATGGAGCTGTGCCCGCTCATCCTCGGACAGGCCGGCGGTCTTTAGCTCCTTCAGTTCTGCTTGCGCCTTGCTGAGGACCTCATCCTTTTCAGCAATTACGCGTTGTAGTCCCTTAAACCGGGACTCGAACTCCTCTCGGACCTTCTCGATTTCTGGCGAAGGGGCTGCGGGCGCAGATGCGCTGGCGCTAGTATCCCCACCCTGAACGGCGAGTTGTTCCTCCATGAGCGTTCCTCCTAATCTCCGACGAAGGGGAGCACATCAAATGTCCCCTCTCGTCCTGCTTGGGACAGCAGCTCGAGCGTGTAGCTCGGGCCGAGTACCATCATTCTTCCTGCCATGCTGATCGGGTCCTGGGCGGCATACTCAGGGAAAACCCCAAGTGCGCCACCAAGATACCTTGGACCTCGTGACAGGGTTACCCCGATATCCCCCGGGGTAATAGGGAGCAACATTTGTGCAGTACGCCACAGTGACGGATTGTTCTCGAACATCGCAGCGTACTCACTGTTGTTTTCAAATTGGTCCATGTGGATCTGGCGTAGTCGCTCCAGTCGAACCACATTCTTTAGCGTGCCTTCTCCGGCAGCATCAGTCAGGACATTGTACAGCCACCTTGTGGCCTTAAGCTGGTAGCTAAATGGCCAGTACAGCCAGTAGCTGTTAAGAATTCTTTCAAGGTTAGATCGGCTGGTATTGCCTCGCAGCACGCTAATGTGTGATGCATACGAGGACTCGTTTAGCTCGTACAAGCGCTGGAGGAGTGGAGACATCTCTCGCTTATTATCCTTCAGGATGTCATCAGCCATTCCCTCCATGCCCGCCCTGTGGCCCTTCTGATCCCAGACGTATAGCTCCTCATCAAGGATCTGAGCCAACGGCTTACCCTGCTGTTGCTTCTGAAGTGCAAGAAGCCTTCGGCGAAGTTGGTCAGCCCTTTCAAGCATTTGCTCTGGCGTGACGTCTCCAAGGCGTCGAATGATCGGGTCGCGCTGGCCAATAAAGTTTATGGCCTGCTCGACTGCCTCAAACTCTCCGGTCTTTGGGTTTACACCAAACTCACGAAAGAGCTGAGCCCCATTGCGCTCGCGCGCAACCTCAAGTGCCCTAGTTCCGTACCCAGTTAGTCGTCGCATATCCGAGAAACCAGCGTCAAGTCCGGCAAGTGCGGAGGTTGGGATTCCATCAATCTCTGCTCCCATCACAGGAAGTCCTCGCTGACGATGCGTTGCATATGCTGCATCTTCCAAGGCGGTGTTAGCCCCGCGCACGCGCGTGGCTTGTAGGCCATACTTCGTGCCGTTGATAACGTCAGCCTCAAACTTGTTCATTGCCCACCATCGTGGGTCAAGCATGAATCGGAAGAACGGGTATGCAAATCGGCTTACGGCACGTGCGCCCTGGGAAACCCTGGTTGGCTGATACGACTCGTATACATCCTTAAGCGCCCTGGTAACAAATCCCTTTGCTCCAGGAACACCAGCCTGAGTATCTAGGTATCGGTAGTAGCGAGATTGCGCGCGGTCAACAAGCTGCCAGAAGTTTCCCTCTCCAACCTTCTTAACCACATCTGCCTTGAATGCAAGCTTTGCCTTCGAGTTAATGACCGACGGCCAAACTGCCCCAACTGTCTTGTAGACAGGAAGCCCCATAAATACGGCCTCGTCAACGGACTCCTTGAGGAGGGCAAGGAATCCGTTGACTTCGGCCACCGTAGCTCCCTTTGACAGGAGCTCGCGGTACAAGAATTGCCTTGCGGTGTTGGAGTTCTTACCTGCGCCAACTGGCTTTGTAAGCCAGTCAATAAACCGCAACGGGCCCGATACAATTGGATTGTCAAGAATCATTGAGTCATAAAGCCCAGTCCTCGTCTGTGTGACTCGTGCGATATATCCCTGGCCAGGAGCCGGAGGGATTGCAAGGCCTGGAGCCTCAGAAAGCGTGTACTTGCCCTTGCTGATAACGTCAGCGCCAAGACCGGCAAGCTGGAGCTGGAGGTCTTGGTCAACTCCCTTCATGCTTGGATGCCATCGAGGCATTGGAACAAGCTTCTCAACCTCGGCGTCCTTAGCTACATTTGCAAGAGCCTCATCCTTCTGGCCGGCACTTCCTTTAAGGTCGTCTTCCATCCTGGACAGGATATTAAGTAGGCTTTCCTGATCCTTGTTTCGTGGAGAGATAACTGCATCATCGCCGCGCCGGAACAAGCTTTCAAACGCAGCTTCAATTTCCGGGTTCAGCCTATTGCCCTTGAGGTCGGAGAACTTATAGACGCCGCCACTAACGCGATCATATAGCCCAAGGAGCCACTGACGGAACTTTTCAAATACTGGCACAAGGGTCTTGATCGGTGCCTTACCCTTTCTGAGCCACACGTTAAACGCGTCGGCAAACTTCTCTTCCTGCGCGCGCGTCCACACGTACCGACCAGAATCGTCAAGCTTGGCCCCGGCCCACTTAGATGCAGCCTCCAGGGCCTCACCCTTAAGGAGGGTGCCACGGAATACGTGGGCAAACTCATGGGTTGCAGTAGTCCAGCTCGAACCCTCAAACCCCTTAATAAGTGCGCGGCCATTCTCGAGGAACTCGGTCGACCCAATGACCTTCTCACCATCCTTCTTAAAGTATTTGGAGAGAAGGTTTGGGTTGAACGCCTGTACGGCATCCGTTGGCCTTGTGAATCCTGCAGCCCGCAAGGTATCGAGGCCGTTCTGGACGTCATTGAAGTCTGCTCGTGGAAGCTTGTTTGCGTTCTTGTAGAGCAGCGAATGTGGTTCGACCTTGCCACGGAAGGCGTCCCATCGGAACCATTGATATGCACCGCGACCAACGTTTGCAAGTCCCGGAATAGCCGCTGCCTCTGCGGCCTGGAGGGCGCCGAGGTACTCGTCCATGACCTGCACTGGACTTTCTCCGTAAACGGGGATGTCCTTGCGAGGTGTTCGGATGCTTTCCGGAATCTCCGAGTATGCACGCTCAAGTTCGTCAGACATCTTCGCCCTAACGCCAAGAGATCGGAATGGTGCGTTAACCGTTTCTGCCTCGCCCCGGAGCGCCTTAACCATGGTGTCGGCGTATGCCTTGCCTCCTGGGACAGCATTAAGCCGTTCGACAAGTGCAGCGAGGTCGCCCTTTTGCTCTGCTGCCTTGAACAGGTCAAGAGACATTTGCAGGTCAATGGTGCCGCGATTCAAAGTGGTTGGCTGACCAAGCTCAACAGCAAAGTTTCCGACTTTTACCCCAACCCCCTTGATCATCAGAAGTCGGTCAGCTAGATTCTCTGCAGTCTCTCCTGCGCGAATAGTAAACCAGCTTGGGTTGGAATCAGCAAACTCAGAGATCATGGCAATGCGCTGGTACGCCTGCGTCTGGTTAGTTGAACCGATACGAATGTCTGGGTTTGGGAAGTATCCATCAGGCCCAACAAGTTTTCGAAGGTTTTCCTGACGGAACTTTGGGTCTGCCCCAGGCGCGGTTGGATACTTGGAGATTTCGGACTCTGGAAGATACATGCGGTAGTGCCGCATAATCTCTCGCCCCATGTCCTTATCGGCAACGCCTCGATCTCGCGCCTTACGAACGAACGAGGCCATCTGCCCAACATCGTCAAGGTCCCTTGCCCTAATGACCATGTACTGAGCTTCATTAATTGGCAACGCTGTTTTGTTTGCGCTTGTAAGAGCAAATGAGATCCGGTTCACAAGATCGACTGGGTCAGAGAAGTCTACGGTTTTTCCGGCCCAAAGCTTGCTGTAAAGCTGGAATCGCATTTGATCTGGCAGCATTGACGGGACAATTCCCTGCGAGCGAATAACAACCTCGTCTGCCAACGAATAGGGGGCAGGGTTTGCAAGGAACTCCATCCCTCCCGGAAGTGCAATGTCTGTGGCACCAGGGTTGAGCGAGCTTCCGGGGATGACCTCAACTGGATGATACCCCGATAGGCTTTCGTCCTTTAGCTTTTTCCCAAGAGCCACCATGTCGTCGGTCGGCCTAAATTCTGTCGCTGCCTGGATGGCGCGCTCAAGACCTTCAGGCGTCTTTGCCCGGGCAAACTTATCAGCAAGGACTGCAGACTCTTTGGCGAATAGGGCATCTGGGTTTACGTCACCACCACGCATGACGCCGTAGAGCACGCTGTCGTATACATCCTTGACTGTGCGGCCAGTGACCGCAGCTTCGGACCGCATCGCTGCGTCCCACAACTCGGCAAGCGCATTTGCTTCTTCGTCGCTCGTGTTGAAGGCTTGCTTGACCCCCTTAGAAAATTCACTGACTCGCGAAGCTTGCTGCTCGGCCATCTCCTCTGCCGCGCGGATACGCGCGGATTCAGTGGTTCTCTGAAGCCTAGAAATGTCAGACCCAAGAGCCCCAAGAACACGCTGCTTTTCGGCTGGAGTTACAACCCTGGACAGTTCATCGAGAACTTCGTCTTGAAGCGCCTGGTATTCCGGCGTACCCGGTGTCTCCTTAGAAAGACTTTTTGTTACCGACGAGAAGTTGGACGGGGAGAAGGGACGATCAAGGTCACCAGCGGTTCCTCGGAAGACTCTGTCTTCGGCTCCAGCGAGGCCTGCAGTTCCTGTTCCGTCGGCCACCATTCCGGCAGGACGAAGTTCGGCAGAGTCCCCAAGGGCTCTGAAGAATCTTGCGTCTCCTGTGTTAATTCCGTTGGTTGCTGCTTGTTCAATTCCACTGACTGTTACCTCCGGCTTCCCTAAATATGATACGGCCTCACCCTTGAGGTCGTTAACAATAAGCTCAGCATACACGCCCTCGACCCTCGTTGTCGGGGACGAACCACCAGTGACCTCCGAGATTGCCTTTGCAAGGACAAGTGTCCTCCCCCGGGCCTTAAGCCCGCTCAGGTCGGCAGTCTTTGCCATGATCTGGATGGTACCTGCTTCGCGATCGATAGTTGACCCGATAGGCCCGTAGGAATCCGCAATAGCGTCGACAATTTTTTGGGATTCTTCGCCGCTCATTGCGCGTCCAATAGAGAAGGTCATCCTGTGGTAGTTTGGCTTGAAATTTGCAGATCTTCGTAATTCGTCTGAAAGCACTAAGAGGACGGCATCTTGCTGATCGTCAAAGACCTTGCTGCCGCCTCTTAACGCAATGACAGCAGCCTCTCGAGGACCCTTCAAAACCTTGGAAAGGTCTCCCGCGTCGGCTGGGTTCTTGGCCCCCCTGGAAGGTAGGGCAATATACATCGACGGCTCTGCGCTCTTTTGCCAGACCCCTATAACGGGCTTGGAGGTTACTACGGTGTACCCGTGGTCAGTAAGATGCTTGCCAATGTTCTGTTCGTACACGGCAACTGTTTCGTTTGCCCGAACGGAAAGAGCCTGCTGTACGCTCAAATCTCCTTCAAGTCCAACGCGAGCTTTAATATTATCTCGGAATCTTGAGACGAAGATTTCTGTGACATCTGGAGACCAGTCAAGATCCGGACTTCCGTCAGCTTTGACAGGTCCTCGGGGAACTACAAGGTCATCTACAGGGGCAGCAGCTTCTCGTGCGCCCCATGGCCCGGTCAGCTCATTGAGGGTTGGGGCTTCAGCAAGTTCTTTCTGGATAATGGAGTCAAGGTTGTCAAAAGTTTCGTCAGCATCACGGAGTAGGTACTCTCGCCATACGTTTGCATTCTGGGCAGATTCAGGGCTAAGGACTGCGGAGTTGTCCTGGATAATTCTTTGCAGGTTTGATGCGCTAATCTTTCCATTAACAGCCGCAGCAGAAAGCTCCGCTCGTAAACCGAGCCAATGCTCCTTGGCAAATACGCCATCAAAGTTTCGAAGAACAACCTTTCCGTAATTGTCTCCGGTTGCCCAGACACGCTCGGCAAGAGGAAGGAACCTTACCCAGTTGTCAATGATTCCAGATCCAGAAACCCTAGCCTGTACGCCGCCCGTAAGCTCCTCTACCCCTCGAAGGTTTGCAACCCATGCGTCAACTGCTTCGTCAACTGCGGCCGGGGGAATTTGCCCTTCGTCAATAAGTCGTGCAAGGTGATCATCAACATTTTTTGAAAGCATCTCACCGTGCATTGCATAGGATGGCATGCTCCCCGGAGTGACCCTGTAGGCGTCACCAAGGGATGGGGCAATACCATTAACCTTGTGGACTTCAGATCCGTGGAAAGCAACGTACCGGAGAATCTGCGCCTTAAATGAGTTCCATGGGTAGTCTCCGCCAAATCTCTCTTTGACGTATGCAACTCGAGCAGAATACTTTGACTTATTCGCATTTGGCATATCGTCTGACAAGCGCATGATTAGCGCTCGGTCAATAGAATATAGTCTTCGGAATTCAGTCTGAACTTTGCCAACAGTCGCACCCTTAGCAGACGATGTTACCGCTCGATACGGGTACTTCCATGCAGAAAGAACGTTCCATGCAAGGTACTTGTCGGAAAGAGGCTTCTCCTCCTCAAGGTCATTGATAAACTTGTAGAGGCCGCCAACAAAGAAGTTGTCCTCATCGCCATTGGCAATCAGCTCGGTTGCAGCGCCAAGACCGGCCTGACCTGCGGTGAACGCGGTGGAAGAGATAAGGTATTTCTGGTACAGGCTTGGGGTGTAGCCCTTATATGTGACGCGGCCAGTAAGTGCGCGTCCGTAGGACTTTGCGGCTCCCTTGAGAATTCCACCGGCAACTTCTGCAGTAGTGCCAATCCTGGTACCAGTAATTGCCTCTTTGATTGACGTGCGATAACCAGGTAGCGTTAGTCGGTAAGCATTGTTTCCAACTGCCATCGAGCCAGTCTGCCACGCGTTCGATACGGCATGTGCGGACTCCGCTGCCTTATTAAGGATTGGAGCAGTCTTAGCTGCGCCGGTAAAGATTTGAGCAGCCTTAAAGCCACCAGTAAGTGTCTTTGCGCCTGTCCACAATAACTTAACGGGAGCACTAAGAAGAAGAGTTGGATCCAAGAGAACTTGCAGGCCAATATCCACAATCCCGTTGTCCGAGATCATGTAGCCTTTTTCCCTGTCTCCAAAATCAAACGTTCCCTTTTTCCCGGCAAAAAGATCAGAAATATCCTGGTCGGTAAATCCCTTTTTCTTAACGCTGGTTATAAACTCTCCAAGTGTTTGAAACCCACCGCTTGGATTGGCAACTGTAGTTTTCATAGACAGGTTCCCGGCTTCAATATCTTTTCGATATTGAAGCAAGGTTGAAGCTGTAAAGGAATTAATAAACGCTGTCTGAGCGTTTCCATTTAAGAAGTTGCCAAATCCACCAACTAGCTCATTTAACAATGGAGTGGCACGAATGATATCGGACGCAACGTCAATTGCTCCCTTTTCTCCCTGGCCCCTAGTAATCATGTTGACGGCAGCGATCGGACGCTCGGCGGCATATCCCGGAGCCTTAAAGGCAGTCTCAAGCCCAGAAGCGGCCACCGGAGCTGCCCCTGATAAATCAAGTCCTGGGGTCCTGTAAGCGTTTGTCTGAGTTGAGAGGTATCCTGGTCTTACCCCAGCGATCCCAGATCCAGGAGCGAGTGCGTCATACGCTACACGCTCAGGAAACCCCCTGTCTTCCCACGGGGTTGACTGGCTGCTAGACCGACGAGGTGTCCCAACGTTTAGACTGTTGGACGATGGGGAAATGTTCCAGTCGTTTGGATCTACTGGCTCCGGGGTAGGGATGTTAAACCTGTTTGACTGGCCATACGAAGCACCACTCCCAGAGCTTCTCGTCCTGTCAAGAAGGCCCATTACTTCATGTTCCTTTCATCAGCCCGGAACTGGATCAATGAGCTCTGTTCTGCCTTAATCCTTGCTGCCTTTTGGGCAGAGGTTTCTACATTAGTGGTGCTAGTTGCTGGCGTTGCATACGGTAGCGATCCACCACCGAGACCAGGGAAAGTTCCCGGTCGACCGGACGAGCTGGTTGGAACAGTAAACTTTGCCTTTGCTGCGTTCGCGTTTGCAAGATTGATAAGATAGTCTGATCCACCAGTTGCCGGCCTAATCGTCGGCGTGAGCGCGTTTGTCTTCGCCTGCGCCGCAAGGGCAGCGGCACGGTTGATTCCGGCGTACTCGCTTCCGAGCGCTGGTGCTGGTGTGCCACGACCAGAGGGAGCCTGACCTGGGATCGAAACACCGATAGCCTTTGCCGCATCGAGAAGCGTTGGCATTCCTGCCCCGATACCGATGCCAAACGGAAGCGCCCCTGAAGGCCTGGAAATCCCAAGGTCTTCGCGCTCTCCAGCCCGGAACTGAATGATTGAGTTGTTATACTCCCGGACCTTATTCCTTCGAATCTCTTCTTCCGTTTCGACATTCCACCAACTGTCTCGTGCATTAAGCTGGTCTCGTGGACTTGTCCCAATCTTTCCATAAGCCGAAGGGCTGTAATACACGCCAGAGGTATCAGAGGTTGGAACAATATTCCCAGTTCCATCAACCTGAACAAGTAACCCTCGAAGCGATGGGTCCCTATCAAGGATCCCCTGGGCTCCCTCTGGATTGCTTCCAATGTACACGGCAGGTAGGATCTTGGTGAATGGTGGGACCACAACACCAGACTTATCTACGGGAACAATCGTTCTATCCCCAAATTGAAGTGCGTCAGATCCAAACTTAAGCTGGTCCATCTCAACCCATCCCCCAGGCTGACCGTTGATGGTAGGCATATAATACCAAGTTTTACCAGTCTTGGAGTCAAGCATGGAATACGCCTGCGTTGAAATTGGCATAACTTTATAAATTCCTCCTACCTTGAGGAAGTCTGCCTCGGTCGCCTTGTTTAGGTCATCTTGCGTTACGGGATCTCCCTTCTTGTTCCCACTGGCGTAGAAGGCGTTGTAGATAGGGAGGTTGGCTGGGCTAAGGACGACTGGCATCTTCTTGACGCTGTCGTTGACGTCGACAAGGACGTCGGCAATAATTTGGCCTCCCTGAAGGATTGGCTTCCCGAGGTCATCAACAAGGATGTTCTCGATAACCGGCTTCATCGTTACGCTTCCATCAGGTGCCTTTTCGCCCCTCGTAGTGCTGGTTGCCTGAACGAACGCTACGGATACGCGGCCGGACTCTGCATCGTAAAATTCGGTTGCTTTTCCGGTACGAAGAGCATCAGTAGTCTTTGAGACGTCCCCGATCGGGATTAGCACCTGATCAACAAATACCTTGGAAAGATCCCCAATAACGCTAGACAGTCGGGGGTCGACGTTCTGGTTCTGTGACAGGGCATTATCAATCATGTCCCTGGCCGCAGACTTCTGTGCGTCAGTCGCAGCCGGATTGGAAAAGATGCCAAGGGCAATATCAGCCTGTGCGGCCCAGTCGAGAAGTTCCTGTGTCGGAAGTCGTCGCGGTCCATATGGCTCGGCCTCGGTCTCTCCAGGCTCAAGCGGCTTGTAGCTAAGTCCCTTGGCCCACGTAGAGATTTGTCCCTGAAGTTCCTTGGCCACCTTCTCTGGGGCATAGACATCGTTGGAGTCAAGGGCATTATTCATGGACGAAACGCCATTTGAAAGGAGAAGATTGAGTCGATCGGTCTGCTCGAATCCAACGTGAACTTGCACGTGGCTTGCAATGAAGCTGCCAATCTTGTTGTAGATATCAGCGGCAGCACCATTGTTGCCGCCCGCCTTGTAGGCGCTGGCCATGTTGGTTGCGCCCTTGATAAACTGGTTGTCGTACTTCCTGATCTGGTCCGCAGTAATCGTCTCAACCTGACCGCTAAGTGGGTTGAACATGGTTGCGGAGCCATTGACCTGTGCGGCCTCCCACTGGTCAACAAGTTTGATGATGGAGTTCAGGGTGCTGGTTACAGCAGAACCACCGCCACCACCGCCAGCGCCTTCCTGCTTTGTCTTGAATGCAGACTGAAGGACCTGATAGTACCGAACAGGGTCTGACGTCTGGTATACGGAAGCTGCGTCGCGGATTCCGTTGTAATACTTAGCCGCGCTAATCTTCCCGCGCGTGTAATCAAATTGAAGCTTGGCCATCTTCGTCTCTGCATCTTCAAGGACGTTCTGTGCTTTCTTCTCCGTGTAAGCATTGTCAACCTTGTTCTCAAGGGAAGATCCTGGTCGAGCCAACTGCTTCCACTTTCCGTAGAAGTCAAGGACTTCCTTTGATGATGCTCGGCGCTCGAGGAGGCTGTTCAACTCGTTGGAGAATCGCTCTTCTGCGGCTTGATCTCGAAGCTGGATGACGCGCTGCTGTGCAGCACGGTACCCACCGCTGTCTTCCTGCTTACCGGCCATCTTGGCCTCGTAATACTGGATCAGGTCAGCAAGGTCTCCACCTGCAGCATATGCAGACTCGGCCTTGGAGTCAGCGATCTGTACGCGGTACTGCTCTTGAACCTTGAGCCAGCGAGCTGACTCGGTTGGGTCCCCTGCAGATTCCGATACACGGCGTTCGATGTATGCAAGGAGATCATCATCGGAGATCTTCCCTGACTCCCAGTCGGAAAACGCGAGATCGTCAGCAGCGGCAAGGGCCTGCTTCGAACGTGTCGCAGCAGCCTCTGTCGCGCGCTTTGCTTCTGATTCAGACTGGTTGTAGAGAGAAGCGAAGAGACCGCTATAGTCTCCTGCGCCACCGAATGATGCTCGGCCCATTTATCTCCTCCCCGGGATGATGACTTGCTGGGTTGCTGTTGCTTGGCCCGTAGGCGTGCTTCGGACTAGAGAGCTAGGAAGGGTGCCGGGCGCGTTGCTTCCCTCTGGTGAAGGACCGCCAGGTGCCGTCATCGGCTGCGTAGGCCCGGCCTGGTTCATATCCTGACCAAGGGCTGGCTGCATCTCGAAGGCGGTGTTCTGGGCGGCCGCTGCGCCCGACTCAGAGGCCGCTAGAGGGCTAACCCCCAATGCTGCCTGCTGCGGGGCTTGTAGGGCCTGCTGGGTGGCCTGTAGTTGGGCCTGCTGGGCCTGCATGCTCTGGACCATGTTCAGCACGGCGACCCATGCCTGGACATCCCCTGGGAATAGTTGCGGGTTCGAGCGCTCCAACTGGATAAGCTTGAGCTCGTCCTCTGGAGAGTCAACACCAAGGTTGTCCATGGCGCTTCGCAGCGAGGTAACCCTTGAGTTGATCTTGTTAATTTCGTTGGTGGTGTTCTCGATGACGTCTCGTGGCGTAAGCTCTGGCGCAATAATCTTCCATCGTCGAAGACCTTCGAACAGATCCCCAACGCCACGCTTCTCCATAGTTCCGTCTGGCATCTTGACATCAACCTTTGGGTTGACCTTTTCTGTCATGAACGTCCAGAAGATCAGCATCTCGCGAAGGCCCTGATAGAGGCGTCGTCGCTTCGGGTCCATTCGGTTTGCAACTGACTCAACCTGGATTGCAAGCGCGCGGCCGGACGTACCGGCAGAAGGCATTGATCCGAACACGATCTCCGAGAGACCGGTCGTCTTGTAGAACAGATTCCAGAACTCCTGCATCAGGGACTGGATTGGGAACTGGTTGACCGGCTTGATAATTGGATCAATCCTGTTACCAGCACCGGCAGCGATAATCTCGCCACCCTTTGGAACGATACCGCCTGGCACGCTGTCGGCGTTGTCACCGGTGAGCTGCCATGCCGGGTCGATCTCGTCTGCAACGAGCTGGGCCCAGTGGCTGATTGCTCGGTTCATCTCGATCTGAATGTCGTAGATGCCCTCTGCAGTGCTTACGCCTTCTGGGCTACCTGGCTCGTGGTCGTTCTCGATGATGATGAATGGGATGTCCGGAAGTTCGCGGTGGACAGTAGGACCCATAGCAAGCTGGCCCTCGATGAGGGTAGCGTTGTGAACGATGCCCTCAAGGTCCTTGTACCAGTAGTCCCATACACGAACTTGGCTCTGCTCGTACTGGCTTCGCTCACGATTGATTGGCGTGCGGATTAGGTTCTTGTCGGTTGGTAGCGGTGAACTCCTCTGGTTGAGAGGATCGGTGTGGTTCCCTCCCCCGCGCGCGACCACGAACGGAGTCTTCTTATCCCCGGTCGACTTGATGTCGACGTCAGGGAATTGGCTCATTGCCTCAAGAGGAGACAGGAGGTATTCGTAGATCGCCCAGTCAATTGCCCGATAATCAGAAGAACCCCAACCAACACGAAGGTTAGCGGGGTTCTCGATAATGACAACGTCGGGGCGGTTATCGCGCTTGTTCCAGTACGGCTTGAGGATGCCCTTTCCGTAAAGGCACTTCGTCTTGGTAAGGTCTGGGAGCCAGACATCCCAACCAGAAAGGTCGAGGAATCCAAGCATCATCTTCTCCGCAGCTTCCGCGCGGAGTCGGTCGTTCTCACCAAGCGTGTCAGGGACGAGCGAGATCCTTGGGATCAACGCCTGTAGCCGCGAGTCAACATCGACTGCGGCCTTGACAATATTGACGCTGAGGTGGATTTTCCCCGGGCGCTGGGCCAGGTCCTCTGGCCACTGGTCGCCGTAGAGCGGGGCGTAGAAGTGGTGTGCCTTCTGGTATTTTGAGATGAGGCGAGACTGATACGGCTCAGCATCTGCGTATCGTCTTCGGGCTAGTCCAACGACCTCCTGATCTGAAAGCGCCTTGTCTAGTGCATTCAATTCTTCGTTCATAACCCTCACCATGCAACGGCGCGACTGATACGGCCGTTCACACTAAATCTTGTTTTTTGCGCTCCGGAGTATCCCTTCGAAGCGATTTCTGTTGCGCCAACAAGTGCCATGACAGCATCTTGCTGGATCTTGTCGTCCTTGAGTCGGTAGTTAAGAATCTCTCGCTGGAGCCGAGCCCATGAGTTTGGCAGAAGCAGTCTCCCCTCCGTAATTGCCGCCTTTAGATTCATCAGGCTCCCGATCTTCATCGTTGGCCCGCCGAAATTGATCCCCCTCTGTGGGTGGATTCCAGATAGGCTTTGCCGGACAATCGCCCCGCCCATGCTGGTTGCGTCGAATCCTGTGATTGCGACGGCCCCGTTGCTGTTGTAAAGCGCGTGCATCGAGTAGATATCTGCTACAAGCTGCGTAAACGCCGGCGGCTTAAGGTAGTGCTTAAACTGGACTCCGACCCAGACTTTGTTCGTTACATCCAGGACGACCACTGCGGTAGGGTCCGAGGCGACGCTTGGGTCCCAGAAGATGACGTATCGGTGCTTAGGCTTCGGGAGTTGGCTGTCCGGGACATCCTTGCTAAATGCCTTGAGCATCTTGTCGACTGGCGTGAAGAAGGCCTCTGCCGGCTCGAGGAAGGCACCGCGAAGCTGCTGCTCCTTGGTTGCAGGATCGAGGTTCTCCTCCATCCTGTCGATCTCTTGCTGGGTGATTCCGAACCCGACGTTGTCGCTGACGTGGCTCCAGCAGAGTGCCTGCTGATCCTTGATCCACTGTCGCTCTCCGACCTGTTCTCCCTGGTCGACAATCTCGCGAACAAACTCGTAGTATTCAGTGAGTCCGTTTGGGGTTCCAACCAGAAGGATTGGACCGCCGGTGGAGATAAGTCGCATCATGAGCGTCTCGTACACTACGGACTTCAGGTGGTTCTCGAAGCCAACCTCGTCGAAGCTAATCCCAGCGCATCGGTATCCCTGGAGCGCCTGGGCCTTGTCCTCGCTCGTTCGGAACTGGATGACTGATCCGTTCCAGAACTCAAGTCCTTCGTAGTAATTCTCTACCCGTACTTCTCGGATAAACCCCTCTGGCATCCGGAACTTTTTTACCTGTGCCGGGTGGATTCCCTTCATCAGGAGACGGATGTCTTTTAGCGGGAGATATGCCTGCTGCTGCTTTGGGGCAACATGGATCCAAAGGTATGGATATTTGAACCAATCCTCTGGGCTGGACTTATCGACGCCAACCTTGTAGTTTGCCGCCCACATGATCAGGCCAGCAATGCCAAGGGTCTTACCGATCTGGTTTGCCGCAACGTGGATGACTAGCTTGTGTCGCCACTGCCAACCATCTTCGCCGGGACGGATGAGGTCGAGCCATCTTCGCTGCGCGTGGTTGACCCTGATGCCAAGAATCTCCTCAAAGAAGACAATTGGGTCGCGCCCCCTTTCGAGGAGCGCCATCAACTCTGCTTGCTCTGGTCGTACCCTTAGTTCTGTCATGCGTTCGGGAGCTGCTTAATTGTCTTAAGCAGACCGAACAGTTCGTCCACCTTGCCCTGAAGCTCTACCTTTTGGATCTCGGTCAAGCCAAGCGATGGGTCCATGAGGGCCTGCGCGTACTTGGCTGCCTCGACATTGTCTGGCGCCTTGACAACCGAAAGGGTTTGTCCGTACGGTTCTGTTGGCCCAGAGAAGCTTCCTGCTCTGGCCATTAGTTCATCTCCCGAAGGTTCCCCATCATCTTTGCGTGCTCCCTAGCGGTTCGTCGGAAAATCTTGTATGCAGGGTCCTCAAGTCCGACGTAGTGCTTGTGCTTCTTGTCGGTGTCAAGCCAATGCTCAAGATAGATTGCAGCCTTGGTCATGATCATATACCCTGCCGCCTTCGGGTTCGGGGACAGGATTGCCATCACAACAACAGGGGGGATGTTAACGTCCTTGCCCTTATCCTTGCTTTCAAGGCGTTGCTCTGGCTGGAGATATGTTACAAACTGTGCGGTGTCAAGATGTGGAAACTCTAGCTTGAGCTTAACCGCAATCTTTTCGACGCGGTTGTCGTGGAGAACTGGTTCTAGGCTTGAAAAATCAAATGACACTCGGACCCCCTATCCAATGATCGCGGCAATTTCCTCGTCTGTTAATCCAAGTGCAGAAAGCTTCGACATTGCTGATTCTTTATTTGCAATTTCAGCAGCTTCTTCCGCATCACGAGCTTCCTGGGCAGCGGACGCTGCGGCCTGATCGGCGGCCTGCTGCTCCAACTCTGCCGCTGTTTCTTCTCGCTGAATGATTTGACCTGTAGTAACATTTATTTCATAGTGCATTATGACACTCCATATAGGTAAATAGTCCCCGAAACGGCTACTCCGCCAGCAAATTGAATTGAAGATATTGCGCTACTTCCCCTATAGGTCGATAGGCCAATCGTTAAACCCGATGAGGCCCCCGCCGAGCCATTCCAAATTACATTTTGCCAACGAATAAAGCGTGCAGTTGTGTCTGTGTAGCGATAAATCATAATCTCCCCAGATCCACTCCCGCCTGAGTTTTGGGAGAATGGACCATTAGGACTTGTAGCCAAAATACTAGTCGCGTTAAATTCATTATTTACCGAGTTAAATGTTTGCCTGTTGTATTGGTATGTGTTGTCGTACTTTGCCGTGGTGTCGCCGTTAAATCTTATCCCACCGCTACCCGAAGAGTTTGTAAATCCAGCATAAACAATTAACAAATGCTTATACGTACTTGGGATATCGGTAAAAGAAAAACTTGTCGATCCGCTTGGCGTGGCCGTGGCCAAAAGCGTCATACCTTCAGGAGCGGCAACACTTGCTCCTATCGTCCTTACAGACATTAGCTAATCTCCACGCCGTAGGCATTAACGTTAAGACTTGATCCAGTTGTTGCGTCTACTTCTAGTCTTTCATTTGCCTCTAGCACAATTCCCGTTATCTGGGTTACCGTGTTCGCTGCGACCGGGATACCATTTGCAACTGTGTTGACGTAATTGTTTGCGGTAACAGTTGCTGACGGAGTTATTGTTGCAATTCTTCCGTTTCGATCGGTTGTTGTAGTAACGCCTGAGGACGGGTTATCTGTAACCGATGGATACGACCACAAATATGTTGCACCAGAAAGAGTCGGGAAAAACGAGATCCCAGTAGAGCGATTTGTTCCATTTCCTGAGTTGTATGAAGCGCTTGCAGCCGACCCCGCAACGGAGGCAACAAACGCAGGGGTTGCAGGATACCCGCCACTGTAGGCAAAAGAATAGCCTGCAATGCTTGTCGGGGTAAGGCCAGGATACCAAACGTACAATTTGTTATCGGTTGACCTAGTTACGATGGCAGAGCTATCTGGAGTCCACGCCATTGAGTCGAAATGGGAAGGCCTGTACAAGATTTTATCTCCAGAAGAATGGGTATGTGCGTATGTTCCGTCATTTTGCCTTGTGTACACAACAACAACGCTGTTAGTGTCTCCAGTGCCCGAGTAATCTTGATTGTAGGCTACGGCAATGTAATTACCATTTGGACTAAATTTAACAGACACTGTTGGCATTTTGCTGGAAGGAACAGTTACACCAGTTGGAGCAGAAGGATACGTTACAGCTCCAGTTAGGTATCCGAGTCCATATTCAGTTGCATACTTCGAGTTGTCGACAAGCCTGAATCCAGCAGGGGCAGCGGTAATCGCTGATCCAGAAGAAAGGGTGGTTCCCGAACTATCAACCGTAATAAAATACATGTTTGCATCTGTCAACGCAATGCTTCCGCTTGCACATGCAAATCCACCGTGTACGCTGTTGTAGTCTACAAGGCCAAAGTTTGCAATAACTTCATTGGCTGGCATCGACAAGTTGTTATAGTACCCAATTGCACCAACAAAATTTGTAGGCCTAACTGTTGTTGTTTCCGCAAAAGAATACACCTTAAATTCAGCGTTGACACCGGCGCCGCTAACATTTGTACCATCATAGTTATTTTGCGTCATTATCGTATAATATGAACCGAGACGATGAAGCGCCCTTGTCTGTGAACTGTTGGTCAAATTGTA